CAGTAACGCCATCAGTAACGCCATCAGTAACGCCTCAAGTAACGCCATCAGTAACGCCTACATCATCAAGTAATACATTATTATCTGATAAGTTTACACCAATTACAAAAATAAAAACTCCTACATTATAATAGCATCTATTATAAAATATCTAATAATATTAAGGATGGCAGATAATACCAGGAAAAAAGTCCAGGCACGCTGCCAATGCGACCCAAAATGTAAAAATCCCCCATTAGATAATTCGCCGTTTTGTGAAAAACATTTAAAGTTTTGCCCTAGAAAATCACCAATGTCAGGATCTGAGCCAAAGTTTGATCCCGACTTATACAATAAACATAATGGTGTAAAAGAGGCCCAAAATTGCTTCGCATATGCGTTTGATTACCAACATTTACCCAAAAACTGTACAAAGGAGTCGTGTTCTATACCATTTCCTCAACCCGGTCTTAAAAGCGGTTATCCCAAATGGTCCAAAGTACAAAATAAAGGCAAACGTTGCCCCGATTTAACGGCGCGTCTATTCGGTGATGTACCCAAACTTTTAAGATCTACATTTGAAGACCGTTGCCCAGCAAAATACAGCAAAATCGCCCTTGTTGTTGATGAAGATCAGGACTATCATTTTTATCGACAAGACTCTAATGGATTATGGTCTCATAAACCAGGTGCGACGAGTGTTACAGGCATAGATGGAACAGGTAGAAAAATATATGACCCAAAACTAGCATCAAGAGAATATCCAGAGTCGGGTTTACATTATGATGAGTTTTGCGGGTATTTATGTGCGCCACGTGGTAAGCGGTTGTCGCTTAAAAGAGGCGGTAAACGAAAGGGCTTAAAGCGCCAAACTAAAAAGCGCCGAGGTCGTTGATCAGCGCCAAACTAAAAAGTGCCAAACATAAAGTATAATAATATTATACCCTAATCTAAATATATTATATATATCTAAGTTAGAGTTCAAAATGCGGTTTAGCATTGTACTATTTCTTTTTAACACATTTTCGGCATTAACAGCAGCAAAAAATTGTAACATACTTTCTTTAAGTGGGGGTGCCGCATACGGCTCTCTCGAAATGGGAATCCTTGATAGTCTAGTATCTACTAACCAAATTCCTAACACATTTGACGTCATAACTGGAATTTCAACAGGAGGGATCAACGCAGCGTTCCTATCCCACTTTAACAATGTCTCCAGCGCACTTCCTTATATGTATAATATATTCTCCAATCTACACACCAAAGACATATATACGCCACATTACTTAGGTATTTTCAGTAAATATAGCATTTATGACAATTCCCCTCTTGAAAAAACCATAGGTAATATACTACAAAATGCGCCGCATAATCCTACTCCGCCTCTTACACTAATTGGCGCGAGCAATGTCTATACAGAACGGTTGGATATTTTCAAGTATACTGAATTATCGCATGATGATAAGATAAATGTACTTATGAGCACTAGTTCTATTCCTGTTATTTTCCCTCCTAGAAAATACAATGGGGGGCTCTATGTGGATGGTGGCGTGATATCAAATGAACTAATAGATCAAGTTATTGGTCAGATTAATTGCTCGTTCTATAATGTTACTTTTATAAGTGCTAGATCAAAAGATGGAGTAAATAATGGTATAACAGGTCTATTTTCGTATCTTAGCGCGATTGTTCATATGATTTTAAACACGTTTGATAATCAACTTGCACAGGTTACAACATGTGTTAATCCAAAAGGTGCGATAAAGGCATGCTTCCCTACGTCGCCTGATTTGGCAAAGTATAGCGTGTTGGATTTTGACAATGAAGCGGCACTATATGAACTTGGGAAGGCGAATAATGGGTGTATTCAATATCAATTGTGTTAAGGATATATATAAACTCATTATAATACAGGTATGAAGCAAACAATAATATTAGGTTCTCCCGAATATTATAAATCAGAAACAAAAGAAGTAGATTCTGAAAAAGCATATAAACAATGGCAACAACTCAAAAAACATATTGAATCACATGACATAAATGTTAAAGTTGTGCCAGGATCTGAAAAATATTATGATAGCGTATATATAACAGATGCTGCTATTATTATAAATGACTTCGCAATAATAGCACGTTTTCATAAAGTTAGTCGCAGAGGTGAAGAAGAACTTTTAGCCAAATATTTAAAAGATAAGATGGGTTTGCGATTAAGATACTTACCAAAAGAAGAAGGATTATATTTTGAGGGTGGTGGAGATATTAGATGGTCACATAATTTTAAGCATATATGGATTGGTTATGGAGTAGGCCGTTCAACACTAAAAGGGATTGAGGCTGTTGAAAAAATTATCAAAGAAGAACTTGGAGCATGTATGCCACAAGTTCATAAACTTAGAATAGAAGATAGAAAAACATTCCATCTAGATTTGGCATTTCTACCTTTACCAAATGGCAGAGCCCTGTATTATCCTACATTATCACTTAATGCACTAAAAGAAATTGAGAGTATATTTGGAAAAGGGAATATGATAAAAGTTCCATTAAAATATTTTTATGCATGTAATTCAGTATGGCTAGATGAAAAGAATATATTAGCACCCGCCCTACCATATGATAATTTTAAACAGTGGATGACAAATGCCACAAAAATGAAATTAGATGAAGTAAACGTTAATCAATTTCATTTGGGAAATGGCTCAGTACAATGTATGACATTATGTATGTGGCATATACATCATACGCGTACTAAATAAAAATTGAAATCGCACACCGCATTTAATTCCGTAAAATGTCTGAATCCAATACAGTATCTAAAAAGGAAGAGAAAGAGGAAGAATGGCGCTGCCGCCACTGTGACAGGGAATTTACAACGCATTTTGGCTGTTATATTCATGAAAACTCATGTGAGGAGAAGAATAATCGTGCTAAAAAGGATAGTATGTGTTGTCGATGTGGCTATTTAGGGCATTATTCAGCAGATTGTTATGCGAAAGTACATGTTAAAGGGTATGATTTAGATTAGTTAGTACAGCAAGTATATTCATAATTAGCGGTAGGGCTTCCTACACACCCTACACCCGTCTGATATTGGCAAACACCGTCTAGAAAATAATAATCATTAGTACCTAATTGTTCGGCACAATAATTACACATCCAAACGCATCCAGTTCCTTGACCTACAGTAAATGTAATACAATTCTGTAATTTATTTGCGACTATAATGGTGTGTCCGTGATGATGACGACCAAGTGTGGCAGTAAAAAGAGTAAACAGTAGGGCAAAAGTAGCTTTAAACATTTCTATAATAGAAACTAGTATATTCTTTAGGTATTTATACTTAATGCATTGTTTTTCGAAAGGAAATTTTACATTTATATGCATTATCAATAATTGTAATAAAAGATTCATCAGATGGCACAGACATAGACAAATCAGTATAGTAATTCATAAAATTTTTGTAAGTAATTTTAATCGTATTATTGTTATTATAATTACCTAAAAATATTTTCATATAATTAGTAGCCATTGTCGCGGCGGTATATTTACCATTTATTACATCAGGATGGGTTGAATAATCTAAATCGGCCGCAGTAAAACTCCCAGATTTATTCTTATCAATTGTATTAAATACCTGATTTATCTTTTCAAATCGTATAGGATTCATTTCTTTATGAAGAGCTCGAACAAACTCTTGATATGTTAGACGTTCATTAGAGTCTTTATCGATTATATCAAATATTAACGCGCATGTTTCACACGAAATATCATGACCGGATATTTTATATATTCCATCGATAAATTCTTGTTTTGATACATATAAACTATGATTTACATCAATAAGACGAAATGTTCTATACACATTATCACTCATTGTTATAGTTTTATTAGTATTATCCCAGCGTTTATTAAGAAATGTTTTAAGTATATTCATTGTCTCTATATTATGCTACTATTTTATAATATACACAAATGGGCTAAATGCTCACGGGTCTAATATTCTAGGATCCTGAAACACCCCCCACTTTTAATAACCATTCCTTGCTATATTTGCGAATAATGAAACTATTTGGGGCAAGCATTGAAAGCGCCTGAACGCAATCTATACGCCGCTTGGGATTCACCTCGCACATCCGCTTAAGTACAGGGAATAATTTACCGCGCACTTTGTTCAAAGTAGTTATAAATTCGGGCCATAGAGATAGTTTGGAAATAAGATCGATAATATTAACGGCGATTGCCCAGCTATCGATTGTTCTCCAGTAATTATTAAACCACGCAACTTCATTACCCTCTTTGGCTGCCTTGCTTTTACTATGCCACAATTCAAGGGATTCCCACTGTTCTTCTATAGTAACCCCTAGCATTGTGCGAACCTTCTTTAAAATCTGCTTCCGAGTAATAATGGAATTAATAACTCTTTCATAATTGTACCCTTGTTGAACCGCATTAACAAGGGTAGAATCGGGTGGTTCCTGTGCCAAGTTAGCATCATACTTGTGTTTCAATTCACCCAATGTAATATTTGATTCCACAAGTATCGACAGATTATAATCAATTATACGAGGAACTTGTGCATTATCGACAAGAATATTGCCTGAATGTATGTCACGATGTACAATACCGAATAGATTAAGAAGTGCCCCTGCCTCAATGAAATGTATAACAAATCCCATGAAATCAAAGTTGGCTAAGTGGATGCGATAGGACGTCAGAGGTGTTCCGCCGTTGGGCATAGTAAGAATACGGAAATCGGATAATTTGTAGTCGGAATTGGTAAGAGGAGAACATAGGGTAAGGTCTTTATCTTTTTGAATGGGGGCAGGAATACAAGGTGTTTCCGATACAATAAAGTAGTTTTTCCATATGGGGATTTTCTTAATTTTAGTCATAATTGACCATTCTTTATCGGCATATTCCTTAATAATTAATTTACTAAGGTTATTGGATTCGGTATACTGTTTTTTGGAGTCTTTACATTTAAGGGCGGGTGTAAAGATACATCCATACATTCCTTCATCAAATAGTTTACCGCCTTCTAAAGTGGTGCCTTCTAAAGTGGTGCCTTCTAAAGTGGTGCCTTCTAAAGTGGTGCCTTCTACATCATCCTCATCAGTCATTACTACTATTATAAGAAACTTTTTAGGAAATATAAGTTTCTCACTCGGCGTTACCGCCGTGTGTGTGAACACTTCACATCCATTTTTTCAGCAATGTAATATAGTATGTATAGGTTATACCTATGGATAGGTCTAATAATTCTCATATCCATTGCAGTAATAGAAATATGGCGGCCTGAATTAATAAATGAGGGCTTTACTAATTTAATATCAGTCGGAGACAGTGTATTTTGGGCAAAATGGTTACCGCGCCGCGGCGACGTAAGCACGGATCCTACGGAAGAGGAGGGCGGATATATTCGTGATATACGGTACTTTACGGGATATACCGATGTACAACGTTTAAGCGTAGATCATGATTTTTGCCGAATGGTTCAATCTGTAGCAGATCCAAACGATAAATTCTTCGCCTGCGCACTTGGCGGAACAGAAGGTCTATCAACTGTTAAATATAGAACCCCGTCGGTGAAAGATGGATTCGAAATATCACGGGATGACTATATGAATGATGTAAATAAAGAGGGACGTGATGGATATTGTAGGATTCTAAAAACGGGACAGGACACCTTTGAGGCCAAATGTAATCCCGCAGGGGATACTTCCTTTAAGTCCTCCATGGTGGTAGATTCGAATCCGCCGCCTGATATAAAGATGTTGCTAACGTTCTATGAGGGCATTGTGTTTTGGCTCCGCCTACGCGATGATATGTTGGATTATGCCCAGAATTTAACGATTACAAAAGCGGGTGATCTACAAATACAAGAGGCCCCACCAAATCCTAAAGTAACGGAGGGTTTAGAGTTTAACGGCAAGGATCAATTTCTGAGAATTGGTGATTCTAAGGATTTGTCCTTTGGTGACGTAGTAAATCTTAGATATTTAAGAGCAACATGCTTCTGGGTATATTTTGATGAATTTACTAATAATGCTAAAATTTATGATTTTGGCAACGGTCCAGGAAAAGATAACGTAGTTGTTGGTATTATGGGACGCGGAAATCCAGGTATACAAACAGATCTATTGGGTGATAAACCTGTATGTCTAGACCAAGCCCTAACAACTGTCCCTGCAGCGCCATCGGGTCAGCAATGTACCGAGGAAGTATCGCCTGAAAGAGCACTCATAACAAGTGCGGCTAATGTGAACTTGTGGGATTGTCCTAAGCCTGAAATATTCGGCAGAATTATGAAACCTCTACAACCGAAGGCGCAGCCGCCGACAAGTGAAGCTAAAACAGCAGATCTAATGTATGAAATCTGGGAGGGTCAAATGCGTAAATTACATATACAGGTAAAGAATGTAATACCGTTAAGAAAGTGGGTACATGTCGTAATTACAGCGGCATCGGCTGATGCGGCTAAGCCAAGTCTAAAAATTTATGTGGACAGTAAATTGGCACATACCGAGGAAGCGGCCTGGTTGCCTCAAACGAATTATACTACAAATAACTATATTGGTAAATCAAATTGGATGAATATGACATCACCTTATGATAATGCAGATGAACTTTTCCGAGGTCGTTTATTTGATTTACGTGGTTATAGAATATTAATGACCCAAAAGAAAGTAGAGGATACTTATAAGTGGGGGAAAAACATGTTAGGTATCTAAAATTCGGCCTTAATTTATGAATATTCCGGTCTATATATATTCTAATTTATATTCTAATATATATATATATGACGGCTGATCAACTACTTGAAATGGTCAGAGTAGCTCTTAGCAAGGGATGGGATGAGGAGGGTGCGAAGACCCTGTTTTCAAACTATATATATAAGGTCTTTAATATAATTGATGTGACTAAAAACAAATCAATTGGCAAATATGAGTTTACAAAAGGTATTCAATCTATTACTAAACTTTCTGAACGTGAATGTCTTACAGTATTCTCTAAATTTGATATAAATAAAACTGGTACTATTGATTTTTCTGAATTCATGAGTAAAATGCTATATGTGATGAATAATACACGGTATGATGGGGTAAAGGCTGTATTTAAGAAAGTAGATATTAATAATTCAGGCGTAATCGCACTAGATGATTTTGTTAAAACAAATAACACAATCTATCGCGGTGAATATTTCATGGAACATGTGATGGGCGAATACAATACTGATAATCGGATTACATATGATGAATTTATTACATACTATAATGATTTATCTCTAATTTATGAAACTGATAAGGAGTTTATAGATCACGTTAATAATTCATGGATAATTCCTACACCTTCGCCTAATACACCGACGCCAAGCTCTGATGCGCCGACGCCAAGCCACGACTGCAGCAGCACCCCTGTTAAAAGTCTACTTGAACAAGTAAAAGTGGCATTTAACAAGCAATGGGTAAAGGATGGTCCCGATGTATGTTATACAGACAGTGTTCACAAAACATTTGATAAGCTTGATTCAGGAAATTTTGGATTTATTCTCAAAGCAGATTTTATAAAAGGTGTTCAATCTATTACTAAACTATCTGAAGAGGAATGTCTTAGTATATTCAAGTTATTTGATACAAATAATTCGCAAAGCCTTGACTTTGCCGAGTTTATAAAGACTATATCTATTCAAATGAATAAGATGCGATATAATGCCGTAAAGGGTTTATTCGACAAAATAGATGTTGATAAGTCAGGAACAATTACAGTGGCTGATTTTATGAAGACGAATAAAATAGAACCGCGTGGGGCATATTTTATGTCTCGCATAATTGGTAAATATAATACTGATAATGTTATTACATATAAGGAGTTTATCAATTACTATAGTGATTTATCCCTAGTGATTACAAACGACAGCGTATTTATTGAATATATTAACAGTAAATGGATCGTTTAGAGTATATCTATATTAGACCAACGAACATTTTAAAATGTTCGTTGGCCTCCCTTCGGGAGGTCGATTAACATTATAGGGCGACAAATAGTGGGGCAATGCCCCACTAAGTGCCGGTTTGAAATGTTCATCGGTCTAATTCATTCCCATTCCTAATAAACCACTTCTGAAGTTGCTCCATGATTTGCTCCTGAACATCTTTCACCGACCCCTTAGATAATAAAAGAACCCATGATTTAAAACTTGATACATGTGCCAAATGTTGAAATTCACCAGAAATGTTTAGTTCCTGTTGAAATTCAATTACGCAGCACCCCTTTGGTAATGACCATAGTTTCGTCCACGTATTGGTCTCTAAGCCAACAAAGATACATAGCGACGCACCTATTAAGGAATCGTAAGAGGCATAATCCGATTCTGACACGAATCGAATAGTCCAATCCTCATCACATTCTGCCACATTTGCGTGTAGAAACTGCGTTATTTTCTCCTCAGCAAACCCCTGTGTTATACTAGACCCGATTACAACCGAACATACTTTTCCACACGGCTTCTCGACCCAAGAAGGGTATAATTCACGAAGGGCCTGAATATCTTCTATGCCGAGTTCCAAAGGGCCAGGTAGAAATCCAATGACTTCCTCTGCGTAGCATGCGGTATTTTCATCAAAGAAGACTGGGTTAAGTTTCTGATTAGACCATTCAAAGTACTCCAGATACTCTACAAAATTATATGGGATCCAGAAAGACGTTTCTGGATGGCTCTTTAGAAGGCGTACACAACGAGATATATAATTGAGGATATAGACATCAGGATGTTTAAAGACATCCGTATTTTTAAAGGGAATGGCGAACATTTTGTCGCGTTTTTGAAGGGGCGTTAAAGGTGTAACTACAGCGCTAGCCCAATAGTTAAAGCGCTCCTCTTCCTTCCCTGTATAAATATTATACAAGTCATACACAAGTCCGTTAGGAGTTACACATAATTTATTCCACTTATACAAGGGTATCGCTGCATCAAAGTAATAATTCTCCACACTCGGCTCCCACTTGTAACGGCCGGCCTTCTCCAACATAGTACAATAGGTAATTTCGTTGGACATGGAAGAACTCTTAATCTCAAATGCAGCTAGTTCATTGCTAATTATAAGTGGTGGCTTTCCGCCCTTAGGTGCGACAACTTGTTTCGAGTCAATAATATAAGTCGGTGCCAGATTAATGTAGATATCTGCGCGAATTGCGTCTTTTTTGTCATAGTTGCGAATATTGGTATTATGGAGATGGAAGGACTTAAAGGTAAGGGCAGGATTGGAAAGGAGGAATTTTTGGCGTAGAATATGGCCCGCGAATGTATTATCACACCCAGGTTGACCGAGTTGAAAATTAAATTTCTGGTAATCCCATGTCCTGGATTTAATGGAATCGGATAGAAATATCCATGAATCCTGTGAGTCAGCGCGTGGTCCAAATAGTTTAGCGGTTTTTTCATTACATTTGTCATCAACGTCCCAGCGAAGAAGGCCGAACATTTTATCGGCCATGTTAATTTTCCAGAGATCCAATAACGAATCTCCAAAATAGATATCGGCGTTACAAAGAATAACAAAGACACCGTTAGGGACCTGCTCGCGAACATAATTCAAGAAATCGGCGTATGTCAAGCGCCGTCCAGAAATAACTTGCTGAATCTTTGTAACCCTATTTACAATTTGTTCAACCCTAGTTGAACCAAGTATCTTTTTATATTCTGGAGCATAGTCGGTCTCATTAATAAGGACAACTTTATCAATATACGGATTAGCAGAGTTGCGTTTAAGACACTCTTTAATTTCCTGATAGCGACTGGAGTCTTTGTGTTTAAAGAACTGTGTAAAAACCCATACTTGCGGTGGTTGAATATTTTTGGCAAAAGTGATATTTGATGTAGTTCTAAGGGAGGAATTACAATCAACTATGCGATTATAACGACATAGAATACCGAGAATAGTGACAGCGTCATCTAGTGTATTATCCCATGGTGTTTCAATAAAGGGATATTGATCAAGTACATTATCGAGATTTAAGATATTGTCGAAATTTTCAGACCAGAACTCTTGCGATTTGGTTATAAGAATTTTTTGGGAGAGAAGCATTAACGATACATTTTTAGAGATTTCAAATAAGTCTTTAAAGTGATTGATATGTTCCAGATCAGTAATAACAATTCCGACAATTTTGGCATTGCGCTTTGACCATAATTTATATGAATCTATGCCGCAAACGACTGCATCCCATTTTGACCAATTTACGGTATTACTCTGGTTTTGAAGCCAAATAAGTGTTCGTTGATCACGAACATTAGATGTAGTAAGATTGAGAAGTTTAGGGACAACTGTCTTAGCAATAGCGCAACTAGCAACAGTAGTAGCAATGCCAGTAGCCATTATATTAAAGGGATAAAATAGACTATACTTTAGGTTGATATAATTATCTTGCTGCTTTCTAGAGATGTCAAATCCCCCTCCGCCTTATTCTGAAACAATATGTATTGGACCGCCTTACAATGCTACGAATTTTACAAGTGCGAATCCGACGGTTTTATCGACACTTGTATCATATGCGAATAATTCACCTAATTATCCGTGGGCAACGGGAACCGACGCCCAACAGATTTACAGAAGCCGTCAAAACGTAGTGTATTTCAATTCGCTAAATCAGCAAACGCTGGCAGTTAAGGCAGCGGGTACCAATTATCAGCCATATCCTGTTTTTAAATCAGATAAAGAGCGCCTAATGTATATTCAGGGTATGTCTCTAACATCTGCGAGAAATAGGATAACGGGTACAAATCCTTCGGCGCCAATGGGAGTCCCATGTTCAACGATTTATCAGATTATTAATTCATAGTACTTAATACTATTATTGTGTAATTTTTATAGTTAATACAAAGTATGTATTTGGTATAAAAATTAGTTGTATTTATGTTTGCGAGATTTTCTTTTACAAGTTTTACGACCGCCTGTATGGCGTTGTTTTTTTGCGTCTCCTTGTTGGAGTGTGTTTCCACTACGTGCTTGCTTAAGCCGTGCGGCTGCAGCCGCACGGCGTGTAGCATTGTTTTTCTGCTTTAATTGCCCAGCACTATTTAACCCACGCATCCAAGCAGTAATAGGTGCCGGCGGATTTACATTATTTGGTCCTGCCGCTCCCCTATTTGGTCCTGCTGCCCCCCTATTATGTGGTTCTGCTGCCCCCCTATTATGTGGTCCTGCTGCTCCCCTATTTAGCATATTTGTATTAGATGAGTTTGACGATAATGATATTGTATGTAAATTCTGCAAATTTTTGTCTAGAATTTTGGCGGCGTCTGTTGTATTAACATTATTTATAGTTTTTCCTTCAGGTAATAACACCCAAGCATCTTTTAGAAGGTTCTTTTCTGCAGTAACTATTGTTGCTGCATTATTAACGGCATCTAACAGTATGTTTTCTTCTTCTAATTTTTTCACATTTTCTAATAAGCGCTCTATACTTCGCGGAGACAGTCTATTAGTAGATTTTTGGAGCTTGTTAATTTCAATGAGAAAGCTATTAATATCAATCTTATTTTTTATAAACTGAATCCAATTGTTCATCTGGTCACTAGGTAATCGTATCATAATTTCAACATAATATTCTTTATTTTCGTGAGATATATCTTTATATTTTTTAGTAATATATTTATCATATATCGCTCTCCATTTGTTTTTCATTTCTTCAGTTTTTTCTTGCCTTATTTTTTCAACCTGAGCAGGGTCTTTACTACAACGTTGTTTTTGTTGACCCTCTTTACTCTTTAAGTTGCCTTCTAGTGCACAACATGTACCAGCAAGTAGTACTAAGCCAGGAGGAACTCCAGTCATATTTAATAAATTTGTAATATCTGTGAATTTTTTGAGTGATGGTACTGAAGCATCTTGACTAGATAGTGAACCTATTCGGTTCTCAACAAATGTGAAAAAATTATCGTTATACGCACCATGAAGCATAGTTTTAAATTCTTTAGAATCATTACGTGTTGTATTCCAAATTCTCCCTAAAAAATCTATTAAGTTTTTTTTACTAATGCCGAATGCAGTATTGTCTTTATTAACTGTAATAAATGATTCATCCGATTTAATTTGATTGCATGTTCTATGTGCCCAAGCATATTCGTATTTAAGTATATCTTTATTATACCATCTGCGGTCTTTAAAGGTTGGGCTGTATAATCCAAGATAAATTATAGCTAATCCAATAGGTAAGATGTGTTCACATTCAGGGTTTCTTCCATCTTTTCCATTTTCATCAATATCATCACTATCATCTGTATTAGATTCATTAGCTGCTGCTCCTGCTGCTGCCGCAACCTTATTTATTTTCATTCCACATATATAGCAGACTATACCATCTTTGAAGTGACCTGTTATAGGAACATTATTACATTGTGTAGTAGGACTTGATGGTTCCCAGAATTTACGAGCCTGTTTACAGCTAGTATCTGCTCCAAAAATAAGCCTACTAAATTCAGTTAAATTACTACGCAACTCCATACTACTATATATTTATGAATAAAAATTGAAACCCCTGTTATCCATTATTTAATTAACTGACAAATAAAATGAACATATTTGTACTACATTGGAAACAGCGTAAGGCTGCGCGATGGCATGTGGATAAACACGTTATTAAGATGCTATTAGAAACCTGTCAGTTATTATATACCGCACACTGGGTTTTGTATTACCCAGAGTTACGTGAATATAAATCAGCCGTAGCATTATCCAAGGCTCAAAAACAGCTGGAAGTACCTGAATACATGTGGTCGGCTCCCTTATGCCAATCAACAGGCGAAGTGGGTTACAGACCGTGTCATATTTGGCATCCATGCTCTTCCTGGGCTCGTGTGTGTTCAGGAAATTACCTTTGGCTTTCAAAACTTGGACTAGAATTAGCCCGTGAATTCCGTTTCCGTTTCAAAAAGGAACACTCCTGTGAGAAGCATATTAACTGGCTACACGAGAATATTCCTCTTAACATAAGAATGTTTCCCCGTCGTGGTTTCGCAGTCGCAATGGATGCTAAGTATAAGATCTCAGATAACCCGATAGTGTGTTATAGGCATTTCTATAATACATCAAAGAAGGAACGAGGGTTAATTAAATATACGGGTCGCCAAGTGCCTCATTGGCTACGCTAATAAAAATACTATTTTTTATAGATTAATTATCCAATAAATTGTTCCTGAAACTCTGTAATTACTTGACATAACTGTTTAATATCCTCCTTACTCACTTTCAGTATCCTTACTTCTGGCGGTGCGCTTTGCCAGAGGAGTGCGTGTGGCTTTACGTGGCTTTTGAGGCTTGATGATAGATTCGCGAAGTTTGTCTCGCTCTTGGACTGCGAGAGAGTTGCGAAAGAATTCAATAGTTGATTTGACTCGTTCTCGCCAATCTGGAAAGTGGGCAATGGTGTTAGTAACGGCATCATATGTTCCAATTGCGACGCAGTTGCTGGAGGGCTTTCCGTTATCAAGGTTGAAGATACGGATGGTTGTTCCATCAAGGTAGTATGGAACACCGCGGATGTGTTTAAGTTCGTAGGTGGTCATCTTAACTCTGATTAATATGGCAATCTGATTTCAAATTTTGTTTAGACATTGTTAGTCTAAAATAAATACTAGTATATATAATTAATGAATGACATCCTTTTACAAAAATTAGTTAGTAGCAGCGGAGCACTTAGCAGCGTAGCACTTGGTACACATAATTCTGGCGCAATTCAAAGTAATTTTAATTATTGTTTATCTAGTAATAATATTGCATATAGTTGTTTTTTAATGGTAATGAATATGCTTTTTTATTCAGCATGGGCCGAATGTCAAACATTAACATTAAAAGAACAAGTGCTCGCTGGTGTAAATATGTTTGATTTACGTTATATCTATAATAAAGTAGACAATCAATTCATTATAGCTCACACATTCCCTACTAGTTACACATTGTATACAGCATTAACCGATATTTTTACTAGTAGTATAAATAGATCAATTATTACTATTAAATTAGAACATGATAGTGGTATTAATGAATTATATCCAGTAAATACACAAATAGAATCTAATAAATTAATACAATTATTTAAAACTGTAGCAGATGGGCGATTTTATAATAATTTAATACTGCCATCAATGTACAATAAATCATTTAATTTATTAACAGATAAAATATATGTAAATCATGTGCCAGCTGTACTATTATATAGTAATAATTACGCACCAGAACTAAATAGTATTATTCACAATGAAAGTAATATATTTGATAGTATAAATACATGGACTCTTGTACTATTATCATCAGTCAAAACGGTTGTAAATGAATTAAAATTTATTAATAACGGTTATCCAAAAATATTACATCTTACATGGAATGCGGGTGGAATATTAACCCCATTTAGTGGTAAATATCTACTATCGACACTGGAATTTAATCATCGCCCAGATAATTTATATGCTATCTTTATTGATAATATAAACAATAATGATTCAATATATATATTTTATTTTATTTTTAATGTTATTTTCATATTATTTTATGGAGCTTTTTTAATAACTGTATTTAGCTCTATAATTATATTTATGTATCGTTTTATAATAACGATTGATTATAATCAAATATGTATACGTAGTAGACATAGGTCATTATCATAAATAAATCTAAAGATTTATGTCTTTAGTCAGATAAATCTTTAGATTTATGTCTTTAGCCATCCACACAACTGATATCGTTTACTAAATTTCTTTTGTTGTTTCTTCATTTCTTCTTCAAACTGATCATCTATTTCAAGATACTTCTCTTTAATACGAATAATCCGTTCAGTGGTCATTTTCCTTAAAGTATCTAATTCAGCCAATTTCTGAATATCAGTAATAACTGGAGTAGCCATCGAATGAACTTTTAAATTTAAAGTAACATGCTCATTTAATATATCCTTCAACGTATTGATAAGAATAGTCTCAGCAGATTGAATCTTTTTAACTTCGGCGAAAACATTTATATTGTTAAGCACTGGATAATTATAACGAATGCTCTCAGGAAGAGTAAATTGATTTGACTCTTTTATTTCGCGCACATCTTTTTCAGTATCATTAATTAATTGAGGGAGTATTGCGATCTCACCGACAATAAATAGAATCTTTCCAGAGTTAAACTCGAGTTTAGATTGTATTTTATCAAACTTGTACGCAGAAATACGATGTGCCTCTGATTTGGCATCCAATTTGAGATAGTTAATCAAAGTAAGAAATAAGAAGTTAAGACCGTTAAGAGAGCTTACAATTGTAGAGCTGAATGAATATTCTTTAAGTACCACACCAATAACTGTACAAATGGCAGTAATAACAATTGTAGGAATCATCAAATAA